CGCCCTAGTCCAAAGGGTCATCATCGAGAACTTCCACTCTCACGAGTGTCTCTACGAAATCATCCAGTGGTTTTACCGTTTCACCTGAACGTCGAATACATTCCCAAGCAAGCCAATAGACATCAGACTGCTTCTCATCGTCACGAAAGGCCTTGTGAAAGCCTTTCTTTGCGTAACGCTCGAAAGCCATCTCAATTGCCGGAGTTACCTGATGCTCAGATACATCTCCACCAACTCTTGTTATCTTTAGTTTTGCCATTCTTTAGCCCTTTTCTATTAGATTATGAAGTGGTAATTACTACTGTGCCGTTCACGTTCCATGTTACAGATTGTGTACCAAGATCGCCTACTGCACCGTTGATGTCTGTTGTCCCATTGACAAGGCATGACATGGTATATAGGGGGTTTGTCGCTGATGTTGCAGCTGATGTCTGCTTGAAAGTAACTGTTGTTGAAAGTCCCCAGTTTGCCTGAAGAGTAGCAAGAACCTCTGCTGTTGCTGTGTCATTGAAGAAGTCAATAGTCACAGATGATGCTTCTAGACCCTTGACAAACTTGTGTCCTGAGTCTCCCATTGCTGTGACTTCAAGTTCGTCAAACTGACGGTTGAGAGTTACGCTTGAAACGTGGTCGCTTAGATCGACCGCATTGACGGTGACTACTACGCCATTATTTAGAAATACGGCCATCTTTTATTCCTCATCTTTCTTAGTAGGTTTTGGTGCTGGTTGTGCTGGTGCAGTTTGCCCAATCTTTTCGAGAAAGGCTGCGTTTTCTTTTTCCCAATCGGACATATCTACTCCCATGTTGTAAGAATTGAAACGGACATTGAACAGGTCAAGAGATCGCCTGTTGCAGCATTGAGAACGCTTGGTGCGCTCACATCTCCCACATTATAGACGATAGAAGATGCTGCTAGTTTATTGAACATAGCAACTAGCATCTCTTCAATACCATTGAGGTTACCTTCGTTATCTAGAAGTGGCACGAAGATGTTTAGCAAAAAATTGGCTGTAGGCGCAATAGTGTTGCGACTGTTGTTATTAGGTGTGACATAAGGGTCAGCAGGTGAGACCACGATGCTGTTAGCAATAGGAGTTGCTGGTGGGAAACTAAACACCGACCAGATTGTGTTATCGACTAAAGCTGCCGCGACTGTAGCGCGAAGAGTTGATATTGCTGCTGTCATGGTTAGCCAACCATCGAGCGAGGATCTAAGTAAGGTGCAAGCAAGCCTCTGACTCGTGCGAGTAAAGTGTTTGACATTGTAAATGGGCTGGGGGTAAAACCATCTACTGACATGCCTTGACCGCTTGGTGCTTGACGTGCTTGCCAGATAGCCTCGCATATTTGCAATGATGCTTGCTTTACTGCATCAACGGTTGTGTAATCTGTTTGAGTTGTGCCAGAGACTACGCCTAGAGGAACTACTGGATGATAACCCTGCTCTGTAGGACTACCTGTAACAGCAAATGAAATTGATTGCACATCTACTGCTGTAATAGTTTTTGTGCCGTTGAAAGGTGTGCCATTCTTTGTAATGACAACTGATTCTCCGACATAGAATATATCTGTTACTCGTTGTTCAAAGTAGAGAGTGCCATCTGTTGTTGTGTTGCTGTGTGCCACATTGTAAGTCTCGTTTGTAAATAGGAAGGGCAACATAACTTGGTCTGCTGCATCGCAAACAGATTGTAAAACTGCATCTGTATAGAGTGTGCCTACACCTAATGCACTTCTAAGAGTTGCAACTGTTGTTACGCTCATGTTTCCCTTCCTAAAGACTCAGTAGGGGCAAGGGCTATGCCCCCACTGAGCGACTTAGTTATTGCTTGTGGATCAGGTCTTGTTGATACCGAATGCGCCTGCACCAATTTTGGTAGCAATTGCGCCATAGCCGTACATTGCAACGAGGATTTCACCAGAAGCAATTACATCAGCACGAAGCTGGTAAGTTGGTGACTCGTACCATGTGTAAGCAGTTGGGTTGATGATCATCATTGAATCATCTTTGTCTGTGTTGTTATCTGTTGGTACGTTTGCTGAAACGTACAAGTTCAACCCCGCGACATTTCCACGAATGCTATCAACAGCAACCTGGCCTCCCGCATTTTGTGGTTGTGCGGCCATGTAAATTGGTCGCCCAGAATCGTTGAGTGTCATAAGGTTTGCCCACTGTGAAGTGTTAGCAAGGATATTCTTAGCAAACCCTTGTGTGTTTGTGTAAACAGATGCTGCGCCACGAGAAACGAATCCAAGCAATTCTGCTGCTGTTGGATATGTTGTAAGTGTTGTTGCATCTGCTGATGCACCAGCAGCAAGTGCTGTGTAGACAGCAAGGTCTGTTGCTTTAGCATATTGCGCGGCCATGTTATTCATGAGCTCTGTTATGAATAATGGAGAAGATCGGTCGAAGAGCTCGACGGAAAATTGCTGTTGCCCCGCATATTTCTTTACAGAAACTGTGACGAAGCTTGCAGCTTGGTCTGTATTTGATGGTGTGCCAGCTTCTGCTGTTTCTGCAACTGTTGGAAGTGTTGTGATTTTAGGAATTTCAAAAGACATTCCTGCATCAGGCAATACACCAGTTGTAATTGCATCGATTGCTGAACGTGTGTTGTTAGCAAGACCATTGATGACAGTTGTGAGCTGACGTGTTGGAATAAGTCCTGCGTTGTCTGTTGTATCAGCTGCTGCGCGAACATAGTCACGAGCCTCATCTGATCCAAGTGATGCTCTGATTGTCATTTCCAATTGCTTTGGGGCTGAGAAATCAAGGCGTGGCTTTGAGTAAGCCATTGCTGTAATAGTAGGGCGAGCAGCTTCTACAGCCGATGCTTCTACTGATGGTGATGCTTCGACCGGAGTGGTTTCTTCCACGACTGTCTCGCTTTCTGTAGTTGGTTGTGTTTCAGCAGGGATGATTTCCTCTGCTGCGATCTCTAATATTTGAGCCGACTTGAAGGCCGGTTCAGTTACTAAAGAAACTTCTTTGAGTCGTGCGGATGAGACGACTGTGTGACCATCGCGTGATGGCTTAGATGCAAGGATTTCTGCACCAATACTCAGCCCTGTAACTAGGCCTTCTTGTGCCATGACAAGCGCGTCATTGCCACCAGTTGAGCGACTCAACTTGAATGTTGCATAAATACCATCTGCGCGAGTTTCAGCAGCAGTCATACGCCCGACAGGCTTCTTCATGTCGTGCTGTGATAACAAACGAATCTTGCTAACGTCGCCTATTTCAATAGAACCAATTTCGAATGTGTAAGCGCCAAGATTAGTGTTACCAACTTCGCCCGAACCAAGTGGCACAATCTTGCCAGAGATTTCTCTGCGATCTTCATTGCATTCAATAGATGATGCTTCAATAAATAAAGTTTCCATTAGCTACCATTTCCGTTAGGAGATAAGTTTTCCATCTGCATTGCCTGTTCAGTTGTAATTAGCCCTAGTGCCAGCATCTTCTCTAAAACGAGCAAACGTTCCATAGGTTCAGTACGAAGGAATGTGTCATCGAGTGCAAACTTTACATAGTGTCCAGCAGTTGAAATATCATCCATGCTCAGTCTTGCTTCGATGGCGGAAGCATAAGGCTGCAAAGTTAGCGCAACCATCTGTTTCCTCTCGTCTTGGACGTTGGCATAGGTCATTGTTGTGTTCTGTGATGCAGAGACATAATAAGGATCTACAGAACATAGTCTTGCGCATTCCGTAGCTAAATTTTGAATGGCCTCGTTGTAGAGCATGTCTTTAGGTGAGAATGAAGTTGCTTCATAGTTTAGAGTTGATGTCAAGTAAGCAGTAGAATTATTCTGACGACTGCGCTTCCATGCGGCTAATAATGCCGTTACTTCGGATGGTGGTAGGTCAGCGCCAGAATTTTTGATTATGCCACTGCTCATTGGAGTTGCAGCAGCTATCGCAGCAGCGCGTTGTACGTCAAGCGCTGATTGTATTGTTCTAGCACCTATTCCTAATATGCCTTCATCTTTCTGAAATGTGATAAGTGAACCAAGGCCTGACATTGGTACTGGCTTGCCATCAATGTTGTATTGAGTTACAAAGTTTGTTGCTGGATCTGTAATGAAACCGACTTTAGTATTAGCGACCCAATTAGCACGAGCCATGCGACCATCTTCTGCATAAACTTCTGTAATCTGCCAGAAAGCTTGTCCGTACATCAATAATGAATCCAACGTGAAATAAAGGGTTTCATAAAGTGGTTGGTGCTTGGAAGGTTGTTCAACCCAACGTGGTGCTGCAATTTTTTCGCCAGTTGATTTCTTGTAATACTCTAAAGGGACAGAGGCAAGAGTGCCGGAGATTAGATCGCGGCATCTTTTGATTGCAGGAACGCCAAGTGCCATTTGTCGCGATACTAATGCAGGGAAATAATTATTGTAGCCATAGAAGCTATCGGCCATAATCTGAGGCGCTTCTTGCGCTTCTAACACTTGTGGCTTACGCGAGAATATACCCATAGACAGAAAGGATACCATTTGTCAAGTTATTAGACAAGTAACCTTTGCGTGTCTAACCGTAAATTGCTGGTGTGGATTGTGGCTTCATCAATTGACTAACAACCATGGCAATTGAAATAGGCGCTGATACATCTCCTGCGCT